ATTCTCCCAATCGCAGTTTTGATACTATTTAAAGAAACGCCCATAATAGCGAAACTTGAAGCCGCTTCTCTTGCTTCGTTATTTGTAGTGTCTAAACTTTTATTAAATTTATCAGTATCTTTCGTTACTGACTTAATGTTAGAATCTACGTTAACATATATTGTTTTATTATCTGCCATTTTAAAAAGTTATTGAGGTTGATACTAATTCATGTATATATACTGTCGCGCTCCAAATATTAGTCACATTTGTTCTATCTGAAACTGCTATTGATATTGACTTTATATCAGTTGTTGATGTGTCTACCATTGCTTTTGTGCCATTTACTCCAATTTTACCAATGTTCCTAGTAAAGCCGACAATAAAAGCCATTGAATAAGCGTTGTCAATTTGAACTACTCCTTTGATGTTTGCGTATGAATATTTCCCAGCCGTACCCGCTGAACCTCCAATTTCTAGTCTAGTAATATACATTTCAAATCCTAAAATAGAGTTGTTCTTAACACCTATAAAAGTTGAACCATCGCCGTTAACTGTTAAATTTACTGTACTACTACCAGTAGAAACTCCTGACAAAGCAACAATAGACATTTTTCTATCTGCTAGAGCAGCTGCTTCACCATAAGGGATAGAATTTAAACCGCCACCAATAACAAATTCTCCGTTGCTTTCTGCCTTTCCGCCAACGCCTACTACTGTCGCGTTACTAATTCTTCTAGCAATTTCATTTCCGCTACCATTAATGAAGCAATTTGTGTTATATCCTCGCGTTGTATTTTCTGTTCCATTTACTTGAACCGTATTTGAGCCAGTTTGATACACATTCCCAGAGCCATTGTTTTTGTTATTTATATTATCAATGTTCTTCGGAAAATTAGTATTGTAGTTGTAAGCCATACAAGTTCCAGTCGTCGTGTCATATCTATACCCATAAGCTTCACAGGTTGGCTGATTAACCATTAATTCATTATTAGTTCCATCAGTAAATGTTACAACCCCATTTCCTTGTATAATGTACGGCTTGACTGTATATCCTTTTAAAAATTCCATTATCCTATTAATATAAATTCAACTGTTGAAATTGAGTTCGGTTTGTACTCTATTTTATTTACTCTAAAAACTCTATTTTTAATAAATACTTTGTCAGTGAATTTGAACGTATTTATATCGCTTGCATTTAAGTTTACTTTTAAAGTCATTATCCTGGTGTCTGGGTGATACAACTCATTAAAATAAGGCAGCCAATAAGTGTTGAATAGATTATTTATAGGCGTTTGACCTATTGATGATATCATTTGTTGACTTGAAAAATAAAAATCTCTTGTTGTTGTATTAGTTGGTATATCTGACAAATGTGAAAATTGTAAATATGTTGTCACATTTTCGCTACTTGTACCGTTTTGAGCTGGAACATAGTATGAAACAGGACTGGCTCCTAGTGTTACTTTTCCATTATTATAAAAAATTCTAGGGGTGTTATCAAAAGATTCAGTTGTACCATCTTCACTCATTGAATACAAAGAAGGAACTATTAAATTTGGATACTGATTCATTAGTGGCTTTATAAATGTGGCGGCAAAAGGTTCAATAGTAATTTCTTCAGTTCCTTCTAAAATATCAAAATTTGAAGCACTCCAAGTCAAGCTTCCTAATAACCTTCCATAATTACTATTTTTGTAAACTTTAGCGGGATAGTCATCATTATCTTCAGTAAACTTGAATATGGTTTTTTTATTTAAGTCATCTAATGGTTTTAACTCTACTTGTTCAACATCTATTTTATCAGTCCAATCTCGCTGAATGCTTCTTGCAGCTAATGAAGTTCCCGAACCGTTGTCAATAAAGACGTCAGCATAAGGTTCTATCAAAATATTGTTAGGGTCTGATTCATCTACTAAAGAAACAAGATTAAACATTTTAAATATGCCACTTAAAAAATCCCATTGATTCATATCGCCACGAGCAACAACTAATGTGTCCTGACTAACAGTAGCTGTTGACGATGTAACGGCGATAGTTTGCCCAACATTACCAAACGTAGCACTTACTTCAAGAAGTGTTAATGTATAAGCTGTATTTTGATTTCTAAAATAAGGAGTTAGAGTGTCATTCACGTCTAGCTGTCTAGTTATTTGTCCAGAAACTTGTTGATTTGCTGCACCCGCTGCTCCTGTAATTTGATTCCAATATATGTTTTGCGTAACACCAGTTGATGCATCATAGTGTTTCCAAACGAAATCAATATCCCATGCTCCCGTGCTTCCTGTAATTGTGTATAAATAAGTAAAATTGATGTCAAACGTTTGATTGTTTTGTGTTGCTGTATATACACCAGCTGAATAACCAAAATTTACATCATAATCATTATCATTCGTTTGTATTACTGCAAGCGTTCCTGTTCCTACTTGGTCGGCGCCTATGTACGCTTCGCCAGCACTTTGTATCGCTGTCGGAACTAATCCATTGCTCCAATTAAAGTCAATAAATAAATTTGAAAAGTCGGTAGTGTCAAAAAATGCTGATGTATAATTAAATCCTGAATTGGAAAATATTCTGTCAATTAAATATTTAATTTTTATACACGGTCTGAAGGCTTGTGCAAATGACGTAAGTTCAGGCATCATATCAGTAGGCCCCGTCGTACCAGGATTATTTGCTACGATAAATTGATGGTCCCAATCTATAAACGGATATTTTAAAACATCTGTAAATTTTTGACCTGATGCACCTGCAAAACTACCAACAGGTAGATTATTGATTAGTTCAAGACCATCTGTGTCAAAACTTCCTTTAATACTTGTCTTATTATAAAGATGGTCAAGCTCAGAAAAATCAATCTCAGCAAATGTTAGATTTTTAAGCCTATCAGCCAACGCGGTTACTTCAGAAAATAAATTTACATTGTAACTAATTTCACCCTCTTGGTCTTTTATATTAATCAACCTTAAATATCCTTCAAATAATATAAATCCATCTTGTTTCAAAACAGCTTGCGTCTGTTTTAAAGGATTAAAAACCAAACCATCATCAGCCCTAGTAACTTCATATATATTGTCAAATATCCTATTGTTTCTTTTTGTAGCTGGTAAATCAAAGTCTTTTGAATATGACTTTATTTGTTCAGCTGCATTTTTAAAATTGTCAACGCTTAATGTAAGCGGAATATCTTCATCTTCATATAAATCACAAATAACTTCTCCACTATTAAATTCAGCGAAAGTTTGAGGGGGGTTAACTTGATTAGGTTGAATAGAAATATTTTCTATTGTTAAGTTTCCGACCGTACTTGAATAATCAATTAAAAATGTAGGGTCAAATGTAGTTACGGGAAATGTATATGTTATTGAATTAAGATTAGATGTTATTGTGGTCGTATGGGTTTGAACAGTACCATTAAAAATCTTAATAGTTATATCACCAACGACTGGTGTTGCTATGTTTATAACGACATCATATTGACCATTTGGTGCCATTCCTGCTAGCTTTTGATAAATACCTGTATGTCCTAAAGTCGCATTATATGATAAAACTAAATTATTATTTGTATTCGTTGGCGCGGTTACTGAACCCCACGGACTTCCTGTTGTTGTATATCTAAACCATTGTCCTAAAATAGAAGGAGGTGAATTATTTATAGCATCTTGTGCTGGATTACCTGAAGTAGTATTATATAGTGTCGCAGTTGAAAGGTTATAAAAGAACATGCCATTAACAACAAATTCCGTATTAGGAGGAAAAGGCGCTAAAGTTGAACCAAATGAACCTTTAAAGCTTTGAGGATATAATATTAATTGTGTACTCATTAGACAGATTGTGTTCTTTTAGTTTTACTTTTTTCAACTTCGATTGTGTATTGTATTAGCTTATCATTTGCAACTGTTTTTCTTATAAAGTCAGACGTGGTTACTCTTACTGGCTCAATATATTTATTTGTTATCGCGCTATAAGGTGAGCTTTCAGTGCTATCATAACTATTAACAATATATACTTCATTGCTATTAATCAATTCTTCCATCCAAACCCCTTCAGCATCAGTTAAAAAACCAGTATTCATTGAAATTTTTTCTGTTGCATTAACTCTGAAATTTTTAACACCACCTCTATGTCCTGATATTCGAAAAGTAGCTTCATTCCATGTGCCGCCTAATTGTGTATATGTTTCACGATTAGTGTCTGTTGATTTAACGGATTTTTTGTTAAACGTATAATAATCCCATGTCCCCCATTGATTAAGCCAACAAAGCCTAATCCCTTCATAACCCCTTTCATTATCACATATAATTTCAATAGTATATCTTGAGCTAGATTGAACACCATTATTCTTAGTGTAAATCTCTATTGATGCTATATCAGCTTTATGTGTTGCAAAGTTGGTACTCCAATTTTGTAAATTAGCTGGAAAACAACCAATGTATATTAATCGAGTTGGCGATGTACCTATTGAAAGTGCGCCATCATATCCGCCATTAGTTAAGGCTGTTTGTCCTTCTATAAAATAACTGTCAATGGCTAAAATAACTCCACTAGAATTTTTTAATTCCATTAAAACCTCATCTATTTGGTTTACTGACGATGTGCTTTTCCAGGCGTTTAAAAATGGTAGTGTTCCATAGTCAGTTAATCTTGCATATTGTTTAGTCGGTGCGTTAGATAATGCACTAGTAACACCAACAACGCCAGTTGCGTTAGGCGTAAAGCTGCTCATATCATAACCATAATTCCCTGAGCTTAACGTAAGCACGTCATCATGTTGTATAACCCCATTTATTACGGTAAACAATGCAGACGTCGTTGAATTTAAAGACCTAGTGACGGCACCCGTAGCGGTCGTGGAAGATTCTGTGAAAAATTGTATTCTAAAAAATCTAACATTATTAGAACTCAATGAAGCTTTATCTGTAATGTGCAATGGAAAGATAAAAGGGTCTGTTCCTAGTGGTTGAAATTCTTTTGATTTATAAGATGGTCGGCTAAGTGTTAAAGAACTTCTTTCAGGTTCATTGTCAGGATTTACTTCATTTTCAATAACTGGTCTAAAATCAAATATTCCTGAACCTGCATTATTTGGCGTGGTCTTGAAAGTTCCTAAAGTAACAAAAGCACCAGGCCCCGTTGCGTTTAAAACTTGACCAGATTCAACAATTGCGATATATTTAACTTTGTATTCAGTTCCAACAACGGTAGTATCTCGGACCGTGAAAATTAATTGCTGACCTACTGGTAGATTATTATATAGTGGTTCTTGTTCTATTATTAATGCCATCTTTTATTTTTTAACTGTTATTGTATTTTTAGCGATGCTGTCTAATATATCTTCAGTAATCGCATCTAAAAAATTTTTTCCAAATTGTTTAATTCCAAGCCCTAGAGGTTTTTGAAAAAAGCTTATTCCTTTTATCCCTTTTTTACCGATACTTCTTGCAATTAGATAAACCATTGACTTTCTTTTTATAAATTGACCTTTTTCATTTCTTGTTCCCTTTAATCCTTTTCTTACAACCCATTTATCAATCGCGCCTGATGGTGGTTGCGAATGGTTTTTCGCTTTTCTGTATGCGTGTGGACTTGGTAGAGTTTGACTTTTATAATTCTTATAAGTTCGTTTTCGCTCCGTACCCGACACACCTTTGTCTATATAAGCTCCATATTCAGCCATCGTGAACTCAACCTTGTAACCATTTTCATTTTTTATTACTTTGAATGAAATAGATTCAGCTAATTTACTTCCACCTCCCTTAGCCTTGTTAACATTTCCTTTTGCTCTGTTAACGACTTGTTTCCCAAACTTGTCCAAATAACTTTTTAAGTTTTTTGTATCCACTATACTAATCCAACAAATATTTCTAATTGAACGTCAGCCGTGCCAATTGGTCGCGCTTCAATATTTGCCAGTTCATCAGTAACACCAAAAACAATAGTTGTACTCCCTGCTCCTTTTATAATGTCATCACCATTGAAAAGAATGTGTGACGCTCCTGCTCTTAGTCTAACTATGTATGAAGTCGCAACACCAACAATAGCCACTTCTATTTCAGTAGTTGCATCTAAATTTGTTATCCTTATATACTTAGCATTATCCCTATCAATTGCGCCTGGCGAACTGTATGGGTGAGTGTCAAATACTGCAATGATTGTATCTTGCGAATGTGTGCAAGTTAATATTCTTTCGAACACATCTACAATTCCAGTAGTTGTCAGAGTGTTTGTTGTTCCTCGGGTTGCTCCATTTAAGGTAACCGCTTCGGTGATTGTTGTTGTTAAATCTGCCATAATTTTATTTTTTGTCTATTTTTTTTAATTTATTAATCGCCCATTCTATTCCTGAAGTTCCTCCCCATGCATCCCACATCAGTCCGCCACACCCTTCTGAATAAGGAACATCTTTATGTTGTTGATGCCTTTTAAAAGAAGCCATACGAGCTATTGTGTCACGGCTTATTGGTTTTCTTTTTGCTAATTGTGAAGAGCGTGTCCAACCTACGTTAGTTCCGCAATCAGAGCCATTTTCTTCTTTCCATTTTCTAGCTCTTTTTGCATTATTTGTCGCACTTTCAGGATAGTCAGTATAGCTTTCTAAACTTATGCTTATCAATTCTAATTGTTCTAATATTTCTTCGTAGTTCATAAGGTTATACTTATTTTAAAAAAGCCTATTTTTATTTTATATTTTCCTATCTTAAATATCATTTTCCTATTGGATTATTTTCAACAGGGATAACGCAAGTCTGAAAATCATTTTGCACTACTATTCCAATTGTAAACACCCAGCCAGTCACCATGTTGTCAAATCTTTCAGTAAAAGGTTCTATTGTAAATTCACCTTCTGAATAATATACTGGTTCGTTTATATTTAATGCGCCTTCAGCCTGCCACTTACTGTGTCGCATCATACCTATTATATCAACACAAATTTGCAAACAGCTAGAAAGCACTTCTTGTTCATTGCTTAAATTATCTGCGGATTGTATTGTTGCTTCTTTCCAGTCTTTCTTTTGACTTACTAAGTCCATAATGAACAGCTGAAAATTGTAAGTTAATTGTGAAGGCCCTGTTGTTACATTGACAGGATTTATGTGAAATAAAGGAAACAACGTGTTCTTTGATAAATCAATATCGTATATATCTCCAGTTGTCGTAGTTGATATCTGTTCATGCTCTGTTCCTAATTGTTTCAGAGTATCTATTGCGTTGTTATAAGTTTTATTATCTATCATGTTTTACTTTATTTTGTGAATCTAAATCTAATTCATAACTTAACCACGTTAAACACTCTAACAAGTTAAGCTTTGTTATGCTTTCTAATTTACTGATGTCCTGATTGCATAATCTATGCATCACCCCAAACCATCCCCATCTTTCTGCGAAATCTAAACTTGTCACTTTTCCTTCTTTTGGTTCAGAATTTCCGCTGAAAACAATTGCAAAGCTATCAAGACACTTTTTCCGAAATGCCAAAAAAAAACCAGCGCGTTCTGCACTTGTTCAGCCGACATTGATTTCATTATCTCCGCCCTTATATCTATTTCACCATCATACGCTTCAATTGTATAAGCATCATTTTTTCGTGCTACAACAGGTCTAAAAAGTATAGCCATTAATTCAGGCAAATGCTTTTCAATACCTAATTTAATTAAATTTTCAATATCTGCATATTCTCCTAGAGTTAAAACATCCATGTTCGGGTGCATACCGTATTCAACTTCGTCAATAGTAAATGTCTTTTCTAGTTTATTATTAATGTCTTTTTGTAATTCAGTTATTTTAGACATTATTACGCAAACATCAGACAATGGTATTTTAGCGATTAAATCTTTTGGTATATTTGAAAGAGCTACTATCGTTTCTATGGCTTCCGTTGAATTGTTGCTGTTTTCTAACTTCAAGATTTGCAGCCATTTTTCTAATGTTACATCTGACCATGACTCAATTAATTTATAAGTTTTTAACTTACCTTCTTTTTTTATCTTAACTCGCATAATATATAATAGAAAATTTGTTTTTTTAGTTTAAAGCTGTATATTTGTCAGCATATTCTTTCTGTGTGTTTTTAAAAGCGGGGTGTCTTATTAATTTAAGCACCCCTTTTTATTGAACGAAATATTTGCCTGCATTAGGATTATCTAAATGATATATAATATTATATCTAACTCCATCAATTGCGTGATTGTAATTATCTACATATAATTTTGAACCCTTGTCTGAATATATATAGTTGTTCAATTCCTTTGCTATGTTTGTAGATTCAGGCGATACAACTAAATGATAATCCTGCATTCTAGTTATCCCGCTTTCTATTGTTCCTTTTTTAACAGGCTTTATGTTAACGCCTAAATGTTTTAAATCTGCAATCAATCTCGGCTCCGCACTATCTGCAATGATTAATTTGTTGGCTACTTTGTCAAGTATTATTTGAGCTAGCTCTTGCGACTTTAGGCCGTTCTTATATATATGTTCGTGCAAATAAATTTTCTTATGTTTTTTATCAATAGCAACTTCAGTAAGAGAATCAGGGTCAACACTAAAACCAAAATCCATTCCGCAAGATGTTTGCAAGTTGTTTGGATTAAATTCTCCTATACTCCAATTGTCAAAGACAACCCCTTCAGCTTTATCCAACCAGCCCCCGAGTATTTTGTGAGTAAACTTTTTTATGTTAGTATGTTTAAGCGTTTTAATACGCTCTAGGAAGCTTGTAGAAAGGTTTTCTTTGTTGTCTAGGTATGTACTATGTATATAGCAAACATTGCCCTTAAAACCGTTGAAACCAGCCTCTACGCCTTTCTCTTGAAAAAAGCGTGTGTATATCCAATGCTCTTTCGTTACGGGGTTAAGTATTAAGATAATTCTATTTTGTATATCCTTTTCCCTTATGCTTAAATCAATAGTATCAAATATGTCTTCATCAATTAATTCTTCGGCTTCATCTAATACCCAAGTTGATATTCCTTGCAAAGATTTTAAACTGGCCGTCTGATTACCAGCTGACGTTCTTATACCTCTAAACAATATGTCTGAATGGTTGCTTTTGTTTAAAACTTCAGCCTTGTTAACACTAAACATTTCTTCGAACCCTAGTAAACCAATTTTTTCTAGAAACTCAGGGATAATAGATAGGTGTGCTGATACCATAGTAAATCTAGTAAACAATATCCTTATCCCTTTAGTCATTGTTAGTAGCGTCAAAAATACAGTAACGGCAAATGATTTTCCTGAACCCCTTCCGCCAGTTATAATAAAATAGCGTGCTTCAGAATTAAATAACGCTTGATATTTATTATTCAGTTTCAGATTCTACGAATGTTATTACAGGCATGTTAATCGCTTTATCGCCTGAAGTTATGTCTAATCTATTTGTTTCATTCCAACCCAGTCTGGTTTTGGCTGCATGTATTACAACTGAAGGAACTTTGTCTTTTACACATTCATAATACTTAGATTTTATAAAGTCCTTTTGAACACTTTCTATTTCTTCTACTTTAGCTGCAAATTCAACATCTTCTTTTAGCCATTTATAAAAATTAGTGCGAGATAAGTCCGTTGCTTTTAATGCAGTAGTGATTACTCCTAGCGAACTTTCTAATGCCTTTAACAATCTTTCTTTGTTAATCTTTGTTCTATTTTGTTCCATTTTTTTTTATTAGAGCGGGTAGGTGGAATTGCACCCCTTCTTTGACTTGGAATAGCCAACGCATTACTCTTTATGCTTCACCCGCGTTTGTCTTTCTTTTAATGTTATCTTTTCTCCTTTATACATACCAGCACCAATCTTATCTATTTCGCTAAATGGGATAACTGGTTTTGTTAAATTGCTTTCCATTTTTTTATCAATGAAATATATATACTTTAATTGATATCCTTCGTAAGCTTTCCAGTTTCTAAATTCACTACTCATTTTTAAATGATGAGCCTGTATAACGTGCATAGGTTTTTGTGTGTCGGGATTAATCCTTAACGCTGTATTTTCTGCTATCCCTACCAACTTAAAACCGCTCGCCCTGTATATTGTACCGTCGCCACATTGCGTGCCGTCTGCGAAGCTTATAACCCATTTAATATGTGGAGCATTTTTCTTTATTAACTTCATCGCAATACTTATACATCGGCTTTCGCTATATTTAGGCAAAAAGTCATTGAAAGCCATTCTGTTTAACTCTATAAAATCATTCCAGCCTGTTCCTTCTACTAAGTTAATTGTTCCCTTTTTGTTTATACTAGGTCCGAAACTCATTACGCCATGTAATCGCTTATCTAAAAAGCAACCGAAATGCAATGTGCTGTTTGGCACTACCTTTCCTGAATAGTGCTGCTTCTTTACAAACTCATTTGCAACTTTGCTTGTAATAACTTTTACTAATATTTCTTTTGCTCTTCCCATTTTTAGTGGAGGTGTGAAGGTTCGAACTTCATAAAACCCCTATTGGTCACCCCCTTTGTATCCATTCTTGATTTTTCCTAAACACTTGACTGTCCTTAGGATAATCTAAACTCTTTTTTTCTAAATAACTTCTTATCCCTTTATTAACTGGATAGATATATAAATATCTAAATGATTCTATTATTTCACCATCGCCAAATAAATACTCACCAACTTTCTGACTACCTTTTTTAACTACTTCGCGCGGCACCCTACCGAATCTCATTGGTGATATAATGTTTTTATATTCACCTTTTACAGTATAATAGAAATCATTGCATACTTCTTTTCCAAAATACAACCAGCTCGAAGCCTGGTAAACTATGCCGCAATCATTCTTACAACCTCCCGCGTGTGTTATTAAAAGCTTCACTTTTGTATTCTGTTTAAACAATTTATATATCTTTCCTAATACATAACTTTCAGCGTTATGGCCTAATACGTCTGACAAATTCATTCTTTGCATTTCTATGAACTCATTATTATTAATTTCAGGAACTATCTTTTTTACCTTTTGCTCGGTGCTTGGACTTAGTCCGAACGTTACAACTCCCCTTAAAACTTTTTTATAAAAAACACCAAAACAAACTTTCGCAATTGGAAATGTTTTCATGTAATGATTTTCAATAGTATATCTTTTCGCTGTTTTACTATCTATTATCTTTACCGTTATGTCTTTTAACTGTTCGTTTTTTTCCATTCCATTATTAATAGATACAAAGCGTTACCATTGCTATTCTCATTCCCAAACGTTTCAACGTATTTATATTCTTCAGTTTTTTTTATTTCTTGAACAGCATCTTTTATGATATTACTTTGTTCGCCGCTTAATGTGTAGGTGATTTGTTCTAAATTTCCTTTGTCACCTTCAGGCAAACTGAAAGCGTCGCTTGTTTCAATGTCATCTTCGTTTTGCCAAACATCTAATCCCCAGTCCGCAAGCTCAACACTATCCCATTCATTGGCTAGCATATCCCATTCCCATTCACCAAACCCAACATTGTCTTTTACTATGAACTCTTTCTTTTGTTCTTCAGTTAACCCTTCAGCAACCTCAACCCAAACTTCTTTCAGCCCTGCTTCTTTGCTAGCCTTCAATCTCATGTTGCCGCCTAACACTACCATTTCTTCATCAACTACAATTGGTCTTAACTTTAGCATTTCGGGAAAATCTTTTATTGACTTGACTAGTTTTTTAAATTTATCATCTTTTATTAGTCTTGGATTATCCTTATTTGGATTAATCTGGCTCAACTTAACTTGTTGTTTCATAATATATAATAGAATTATTTGTTATTTATTTAATCGTAGGATTCATTCACCCCTCGTTCTCCAATTAATTTTTCTTTTGCGCTATCCCATAGCATGTCCCCTCTTTTTTTTTTACTTAAAGATGCTTCAGTTCTTTTTAATATAGGCATTCCATCAACAGGTTTACTTTCCATATAGTGGCCGCAATGGCAAAGAGCTTCTTTTGTAACCCATTTTTTTTCATGATATATTATTGTAGCCTTTCCCACTTCTTTTGTACTTCCGCAAAAATTGCATTCATACAATGTCATGCTCTAGGCCCTGTTGGTGCTAACCCTCCTGTTCTAGTTTTTGTAGTCAATGCATCTAGCTCAAAATGTAAATGATTTATAGCCTTCCTTAAATCTTCTACACCACCATCATTGTGCTTCTTTTTTGAACGGAGCAAATAAGTCACAGCCGTTCCAACATTGTAAGACAAATCAAAATTCGTCACAACATCTTTTGCCATATAGCCATTTTCTCCTTTGTAGTATTCAGGTATTTCGTTTTCCATCTTTAAATTTTTTTAAGTTATCATTTAATTGTTTTCTTTCAATACGTCTTTCAATTGTCGTAATTACGCAAACCCATACAATAGCCAAAAATAATATTATAGCAGCAATTTTAGCAATCATTTTCTAGTAATTCTAATAGTTGAACTGGCGTGTAAATTGATAGGTTGTTATTGTAGTTTTTATAAATACAGGTAAAGTTTTCGTTCTTGCCCTTTTCCCAAGTCCATAAATTTTTCACACCTTTTTTTATGTTTTCTTTTAATATCCACTTGATTGTCTTATAGTTTTTCTTTTCCATAATTATTTATATTTTTCATATAGTTTTTTTATTCCATCGAAACATGTAGCAATACAAGAACCACAATTTGTATTAGTGTTATAATTAGTTCTATGTATAGTGTTATATATTTCTATCATTTTAGTTTTTGCTGCTTGATTTTTTGCCCTTCCTGTTTTTAAGTCAACCCAAAGATTCAGTATTTCATCTATCATTTCTTTTGGCAAATCATCAGGCGTTTCTACTTCTGTCGTTTTATCCCAGTATTTTTGAGGACAAGACATAGGAGCAATTCGTGCTTTGATTTTCATGAAACATTTGCAGACTTTACAATTTCCTAAAATATTTGAATAATAAACACACCCCCTGCAAATTGCAATTCTATCTTCATATATTTCTGTCGGAACAAAAAAATTATTCATTCAGCTTTTCTTTTAATATTTCTCTTACTTTGTCAATTGTAGTAAAAAGACTGTTTCTACTTATACCCGTTTTCTTAGCGAGTGAGTCGAGCGTATTTCCTTCGTAATAATAAAGCTCGAAAACCTTCTTATCATACCAAGTGCAATATTCGCCCAACGCTACATCGATTCTGTCTAACTTTTCAAACTTAATATTTGACGGTAATTCTTCAGGCATGTTGTAAATGCTTTTATTATAATTGTTCATGATTTTATCATTGTGACTGTAATTACTATTATAAGTCATGCCAACTAAATTTTTGTAATATTTTTTATATTTATAATAAAATGGACTTCTTACGCTTGTGAGCGACCTTTTTAAAACAACCGCGCCATACTTTGTTATTCCTTCTAACCCGTCATTTTCATATATTTTTTTTAGTGTTTCTGGATTCATTTGCATAAAATAAAGCATCAATTCTTGTACTGCATCATGTATCTGAACTTCATCTTTTGTTATACCATAGCACATCTTTCTGAATTTATCTGATAACTTTGATATTTCTGAATAAATTTTATTCACTTGTTTCTTTTAAATTATCAATCTTATTGACTACATCTTGAATAAGCTCATTTAAAACTATTTTATATCCACGAATGACTGCTCTATTCTTATTGTTTTCTAACCCAGCAAAAAAACCGTTTGTTGCTACTGATACATTAATTGGAATTATCATTAACCAATCATAGTAATTATTTTCTTTTACGCCGTTTCCATAATTATTATGATATTCTAAGATTGTGTCTAGTACATCTAAATATAAATTGTACTTTGTTTTTGTGCTTGCATCTTTTGTGAACTCTTTACATATTTGTAAATATGACTCGATAATTGCTTCATGTTCTTTGCTCGCATAAATCATTTTTGTCATACGTCAAATTTATGAAAAAAATTACTCTATTCCCTTTTCTTTCTTTAAGTTATCAACAGCCAATTTGTAATAACTTATCTTTTCTTCATAATCTACTCTAGTAAGTTTGATTGAAAATTTAGATAAAAATTCTAGTTCTTCAGCTGTTCCTTCACCATACTTAGCATCTAATCCTAGACCAAATCTGAACTGTTCTCCCTGTTGATACATATTGCATTTTATACATTGTATTTGACAATTCTGTTCATTCCACCTGGTAGCATGGTGTCGCCTTGACTGAAAGTGACCGCATTGCATGCCTGACTTATAATGCGAAATTCGCGAGCATGTGAAGCATTGAACGGCACCCTCAAAAGTAGCTTCACGAAGTCTAATGAATAAACTAAAAAATTTATCTAATTCTTTTTTGAGTTTACTTATTGATTTTGCCATAACATTTCTTGAATAAATTCTTTAGGAGGTGATACATAAGTATATTTAGATATCGTTGTATTTCTTCCGAACCTGGTTTTTTTAGTCAAAGGCACACTTTCAATATCATAACCTTCTTTTCTGTGATTAAATATAATAGCGGAAAGTCTAGTAGCTCCATATTCTTTAATCGCTTCATAGCTTGTTATGCTGCCATAGTTTTTTAAATGCCATAGTATTGCGTCAGATTGGCTTTTTACCTCATTTGATTTTATTGTAATACTTTTCATTTTAGTAGCTTTATAGGTTCTTGATAAAAAGGTACATTTTTTTGACCTAAAGTTTCTGTTTGATAGGTAGCATCATCTATCACATGTTTATGGGCATATACCCATTTATAAAACGTTCTAATGTTTAAAAAAGGTTCTTCTTTTCCAAATCTTACGCCTTGTCGAAAAGCTTCATCAATTTGGTTAAAACTCATCTTTCCGAATCTTCTTTCATTCATTAAATCAACTGCAAATATTTTTGAAAGACTGGCCATTGTTTTTCCATCTGTTTTTTGACCTATTTCAATTGATGTTCTAGAAATTAATTCGTACACCTTTTCTTTAAGTATTTCAAAATCTTCTTGTCTTAGTGTTTTCATTCGTAAAATTTTATGTTATTATTTCCCTGCCATTTATGTTCTGTGTCGTTGACTTGCTTCTGAGTTGTACATCCTAACAAAAGTACAATTAATATAATTGCAATTTTATAAATATTCTTTTCCTTTAATATATTCATTTATTTGTGTATCTATTTTGCTCATTGTTTGCTTTTTTATTTCACGTCTTTCCCAAGTTCTTACAG